AGCGGGCACTGGTCGGTGTAGCGGAGCAGTGCCGACGCCTGATAGTCGGCCTCCATTGCGGCCCGATGCGCCTCACGCTCGGCCTCTGCGGCCTCTCGGTCAGCCTTGCTGGCCATCTTGCGAATGTCCTTCGTGGTCCAGCCTGCGGCCCGCGCGCCGCAGACGGCGCCGAAGTAGGTGATGCCCTCGACGTTGCCGTCCGCGTCGAGTTCACCGAGCCGGATCGTGCCCTTCAGGTCGACTCGGCCGCAGTGCTCGCACTCGGTGACCTCGTCGGTGGTGCCGAGAACCTTGAAGACCTTGCGGGCGACTGCGGTGTCCGTCATGCGGTGAACCTTACGCGCATGTCGCCGCAATAGCAACCCTACTCCACGATAGGAATCCTCCATGTCTGCACTCGAAGCCATCGACGCCGCCTCCGAGGCCGTACGCAAGGGCTTCCGCATCACCCTCGACGACCTCAAGGCGCGTGTCGCCAGCGTCGAGTACATCGAGCGTGGCGTGCTCAACGTCGCCCTGATGCAGCTCGACAACGGCTTTTGGCTGGTCGGGAAGTCGGCCCCGGTCGACCCCGCCAACTACAGCGCCGAGTACGGCCGCCAGCTTGCCTACGATGACGCGCTGCGTCAGGCGTGGCCGCTGCTCGCGTTCGCCCACCTCGACGCCGTCGACTAGCCGCGCCCGCACTCCCCTCTCCCCTCCGTATTGACTTTCTGCCCCTCGTGTCGGGGCTGTCCCGACCTGAGGGGAGACGCGCGTGCCGATCCCGGCCCCGAACTCGGAGTGGCCTCCGCCCGCGTTCCAGCACCCGCACAAGGATGTAACCGCGTGGGGTGCCTGGTGGAGTGGCTGCCCGGAACGTCTGTCTCGCGTGTATGGCGGTTCTCAGACGACGGCGGAGCGTTCGTGGGAACGTCGCGGCTTGGGCAGTGCTCTACAGACTGCCGCCCGCTGGTTCTGGGGGGAACAGACCAACGTCGGGCAGAAGCGCACCAAGCTCCACGTTCCCGTCGCAGCCGACATTGCCGCCGTTAGTGCGGATCTGCTGTTCGGGTCGCCGCCGAAGATCACCGTCGAGCACGAGCAGACGCAGGAACGGCTCGACACCCTACTTGGTGAGCACGCCCAATCCCAGCTCCACGAAGCGGCCGAGGTGTGCGCCGCGTTGGGGCACACGTATTTGCGGGTGGGCTGGGATTTCGAGGTTGACTCCACCCAGCCACTGCTCAGTGTAGTGGATGCCGATGCGGCGTTCCCCACGTACCGGTACGGCCGTCTGATGGAGGTCACCTTTGTCAGGGAATGGGCCGAGGGTAGCGACGTCTACCGGCATCTAGAGCACCACACCCGCGGGCTGATCGAACACGCCCTCTACCTCGGCGACCACTCGAACCTGGGCCGGGTGATTCCGCTCGCCGAGCGCGGCGATACAGCCATGCTGGCCGACGGTATCCAGCAGCTACAGGATGGCCGGCAGGGCATCGTCACCGGCCTGGACACGCTGACCGTGGTTGGGATCGCGAACGCCCCCACTCGGACGTGGCGGAACAACCCCGCCGCCCGCGATCTGGGGCGTGCGGATGTGTCGGGTGTCGAACCGGTACTCGACGCACTCGATGACGCCTGGTCGTCCTGGATGCGCGATCTCCGCCACGGCCGCAGCCGGATTCACGTGCCGCAGCACATGCTCGAATCCGCAGGCCGAGGCAAGGGTGCGACCGCCGACCTCGACCGGGAGCTGTACGTCGGTTTGACGTCCCCGCCTGATGGGCCTCTGCAATTGGAGGCCACACAGTTCGCGATCCGGTACGCCGAACACTCCGCCACCACCCTGGCCCTCCTGAAGGAGTGCGTCAGCGGCGCCGGCTACAGCCCGCAAACGTTCGGGCTCGAATCCGACGCGGCACTCACGGCCACCGAGTCGTGGGCCCGGCAGAAGCGATCGAGAGACACCCGCGCAGCGAAGATCCGCAGGTGGCGACCCGCCCTCATCGACCTCACCCGCCTGATGCTCGCCGTGGACCGGCAGTACTTCCGCGGGCAAGGCGACCCCGAACAGCGCCCCGACGTCCTCTGGCCCGACGCCGTGTCCGAGTCGCAGCAGTCCGTCGCACAGACCGCGTCGCTATGGCGTGCCGCTGAGGGTGCGTCGACGGAGACGATCGTCAAGCTGTTGCACCCGGATTGGGACGACGCCCTCATCACCGAGGAAGTCGCCAAGATCGGCGACGAGAAGCAGGCGGCGATGCCGCCCGCGTTCGACCCCGCCACCGAAACCGAGGATCCGAACGCCGAGGGCGACCCGGCAGACAACCCCGCAGGCGGTGGACTAACCGACCGGCAGGGCGACCTCGACTGGGGGCTGTTCGGTGGGTAGAAGCTGGGATCCATCGAAACACCCCCGAGACTCCAAAGGGCGTTTCACCAGGTCCCGCACCACCCTCATGTCCGATGCCGACGCCGACAGGGTTCGCGGCACGGCGTCCGGGTTCAAGCGCAAGCTGTTCCGCTCCGCGCAAGAGCAGGCCGACTACCTACGCTCCGGTGCAGGTGAGCGATCACAAGAGCAGCGGGACGCTATCGCCACCTACACAGGTGGCAGCGCCCGTGACCTCAACCAGGCTCTGCGGACCAAGAAAACCCTGCCGCCGGAGCAGTCGGCTACGGCCGAGGAGATCCGCTCGGCGATGCAACCCACCGCCGACGATCTGGTGCTCACCCGCACCGTTCCGCTGGCCGCGTTCGGGGACGCCCCGATCGAGGAGCTGGCGGGGAAAAAGGTCAAGGATGCGGGGTTCACCTCCGCAAGTCTCGGCCTGGCCCACGGCGGGCGACGTGACAACGTCACCATCCAGATCAGCGTCCCCAAGGGCACCCCGGCCCTGTTCGTCGGGGATGACGGCGCCAACCCTGGCGACCGTGAGGTGATCCTGCCCGACGCCATGGAGTTCGCCGTCGCCTCCGCCACCAAGAATGACCGGGGCGGCTACGACCTACACCTCGTCGCACTCCCCAAGGAACAGGCCCCCAAGGATGCGGGGCCCGCTCCGCGGAAGATGTCAGATCGCGACCTCGAACAGGCGATGAACGACGCCCTAGAGGCCGAGGACTTCGACCGGTTCGACGAGCTGGCCACCGAAACCGACCGGCGCGACCAAGCCAAGGCTGCCGCGAAGGAACGGAAGCTAGCCGAGCGTGAGGCCCGTGAGCAGGCACAGGCCGAGGAGTTCGACCGCCTCCTGTCCGGCGGCTGGGACGAAGAGTCCGCAGTCGAAAAGGCGTACGGCGTCCCCGTCGAAAAGCAGCGCCGAGACCGGGCTATCGCTATGCTCCGCGACGGCGGATACTCGGGCAAGTCATTCGACCAGCTATCCCGTGCAGCGTTCCGCGACCACGTCTACCAGCAGTGGCTGGACGCTGAGGACGCCACGAACGGCTACATGCTGAACCGGAAGGCTAAGGCCCGCGGTGTCGACCCGAAGTCCCTGTTTGCGGGGCCGGAGCGTGTCGCACGCGCGAACGCATCGGATGAGCTGCTTGAATGGTGGGACGAAAACGGGCGCACCACGCTGGAGGAGTTCCGAGCGGATCTCCTCGGCGACACGGGGGCTGCGCGCACGATCCGGGCAGGCAGGGGAGACTTCCTGGCATGAGTGACACCCACACCGCAGGTTTGCGGCCCGACGCAACACTAGTCGGGCGGATGGCCGCCGCGTACCGGGACGGGCGCGACACCGCCGCTGGCGGTGAGCGTCGAGTGAACCCGTGGAGTGGCGCCGACAAGGATCCTCGTAACCGAGTGCTGGCGCAGATGTGGGGCCGGGGTTACGCGGCCGGGAATCCGATGCCCGACGACCCGGACGCGGGCGACGACCCGGCCGAGCTGGACCAGGCCGACGAGGAAATGCCCGCCGCATGAGAAAGGGCCCGCCCTGTGCGGGCGGGCCCTGCTCGGTGTGGGGCTCAGGCGGTGACGGTGACGTCGACGACCGGGACGATCAGCTCGACGGTGGCGACCGGCCCCCAGTGGGTCTCGAACTGTGCGCGGGCCTGGTCGGCGGTGTCGGCGCGGACGCTGCTGATGTGGTTCTCGTCGGCGACGGTGTAGAAGACTGCGAAGGTGGGGGTGCTGGCGGGGTAGCTCATCGGGGCTCCGTTCGTTCGGTGTAGCTAGAACCTTACTAGCCTGTCGCCGCAATGGCAAGCCCTGATTCGATCGCTGGTCGCCCGTGAGCCACGCGCACCTGCTCGCCGAGCATCACCGCGCGCAGCGCGTGATCGGCGGCGAGCTGCTCGGCCGTGCGTGACCAGTCGGTGAGCGAGCAGATGTAATCGCGTTCGGCGGCGGCCTTGGCGCGGGAGCGGTAGCCGCGCAGCACGATGACGCCGCTGGCCCTGTGGCGGATGCACCAGCGCTGCGATGGGTTCTCGCCGCGAGTGACGTGCAGGTATGCGCACTTCATTGCCTTCTCCTGACTCCTCGAATTGGCCTTGGACATGATGATGCCCCCGTCTCGGAAGACGGGGGCATCGGATCGGACCTCACACCCAGGCAAGCTCTGCGGCGGCACGTGCGGACCGGCGGATCCACAGCTCACGGACCCAATCGATCCCGGCGCCGTCGCCCTGCTCCTCCCAGATGAAGTCCTCGGTGGTGCCGGTGTTCATGGCGTCCCAGGCGGTGAAGCGGCGGAGGTCGTCGTTCGGGCCGGGGACGCCCTCACGGTCGAGGGCTTCGGCGAGGTCGTCGAGCGCGAGCCGGACGAGTCCTTCGCGGCGCCGCAGCTCTGCCATCCGGGTCTGAACCCGAGTCGCCTGTCGCGTCTTGACTGCCTGCTCCCGCTTCCGCTGAGCGATGAACTCGGCGGCAGTGATGAGGAGGTGGCCTGCGCCGCGGCATCCGAAGCAGATGCCGGCTGCGATGGTGCCGCCGTAGTGGCCGGTGCCGGCGCAGCGCCCGCAGGAAACCTTGACCATCGTGGTGGTTGCCATTGGTGGCTCCTTTGTTTGAGTTGTGGGGCGGTGCGACGGTCGGACGGGGGGGAACCTCCCCGCCGATAGACAGAACCTTACTCCCGTGTCGCCACGATTGCAACCCCTGTCCGGGAGGAACCCGTGCCCCCTCCTCCTGACCGTGGTACGCAGCCCCACGACCGGCACATCTGGCCCGTCCGCGCCACCTACGCCGGGATCTTCCGCAAACTCCTCGCCGTCCTCACCGACGCCGTCCGCCTAGCCCTCACCGCACCCCCGTTCAGCGAGGTGCAGCGCCGCGAGGAGTACCGCGTCCGCTCCGCAGCTAGGCGGGCGCATGAGGCGATGGGCGCGATGGGCATCGCCGCCGCACAGCAAGCCGTCCTCGCGACGGCGGAGCGCGGCTCAGAACAGGCCAGGATCGAACTACGGCGACTCGGGCATGACCCGCTGTCCCCGATCGACTCACGCGCCACACGGCTCATTCAGGCCGAGCTAGCGGGCAGGTTGCAGGCTGCGCACCTCGCAGTGCTCCGCGAACCGCAGGACATCTACCGCCGCATCATCTCCCAAGCCACCCTGCTCGCCCCCGGAGACGACGGCACCCGCCGCCTCCACGTCGCGCAGCACGCCCTCAACCAGTTCGCCGACCACGGCATCACCGGCTTCGTCGACAGGTCGGGCCGCCGCTGGGACATCACCGCCTACACCGAGATGGCCACCCGCACCGCAGCCTCACGCGCCTACACCGACGCCCACACCGAGTGGCTGCTAGCTAACGGCCGGACGCTGGTCTACATCACCGACGTCCCCGGAGAGTGCGAAAGATGCCGACCGTTTGAGGGTCGCGTATTACGGCTGGACAACGGGCCGCTTGGTGAGACTTTCCCTGTCACCCGCGATAAAGCTGGCACGCCCGACACCGTCCGCGTGTCCGGCACCCTCGCGGCCGCCCGTGCCGCTGGTCTCCTGCACCCGAACTGCCGCCATAGGCCGATTGAGTTCGAGCCGGGCATGTGGCTCCCCGCAGGCCAGGCCGACCCCGAAGGTGAAGCCGCCCGCGCCCACCTCCGCTATCTCGAACGCGGCGTCCGACGCTGGAAACTCCGCGAGGCCGCCGCCCTCGATGACGTCACCCGCAAAGCCGCGCGGCGGAAGGTGCGCGCCTGGCAGGCCGCCATCCGCGACCACGTCGCCACCTCACCAGTCTCACGGCAGCCGCGTCGCGAGCAGATCGACCGCGCCCGCTAACCCCTAGAAACCCTGGAAGGGGTGCCGCGTGGCCACCATCCGCCGCATCGCCACCGTCGCGTCGACCGCCATCCCCTGGTTCAACGTCAAGGCCTACGGCGCCGAAGGCAACGGCATCGCCGACGACACCACGGCCGTGCAGAACACCATCACTGCCGCCGCAGCAGCCGCAGGGCTCGTCTACATCCCGACCGGCACCTACCGGATCACGTCGCGCCTAACCCTGCCATCGAACACCACCCTGGCAGGGGAGGGGTGGAACTCGATCCTGCGTTTCACCTGGACCACCACCGCAGGCGGCTCCACATACCTGGTCAACAGCAACGCCGGCAACACCACGGGCAACAGCAACATTCACCTTCGCGACCTGTCTATCGAGGGCGCCCACGACGGCACCCCGTTCGGGCAGCAGTCCCCCGGCCCCGCGGCTGGGCTGCTGGTGCGCCGGGTCGACAACTTCACCTGCATCGGTGTGCGGTTCTACCGCATCCCTGGGATCGCTCTGGCCTACCAGGGGACGCGCCGCGGAATCATCGCCAACAACCTGGTGCATGAGGGCGGCCGTGACGGCATCACAGGTGGCCCCTATGTGGAGTGGCCGCTAGAGGACGTGGTGATCGACGGCAACGTGATCTGCGGCGTCGGTGACGACGCTATCGCCGTGCACGCCTACGCCGACACCGCCACTCCGAACACGCAGGGCCGCCCGAGGCGGATCACGGTCACAGGAAACACCGTGTATGGGATGGCGGCCTACCCCGGCACGTCGGCGACTGTGTCCATGACCAACGGTTCCGCGGTCGTCACCGGTACCGGGTTCTCCGCCACGGACCTGTCAAAGATCATGGCTGTGCCCGGCGCGGGAGCCAGCGGCGCAACGCTGACGGGCAAGATCACAACGTTCACGTCATCGACCTCAGTGACGCTTGACACGACAGCCTCAACGACCGTCAGTAGCGTCACCGCCACCTACTCCCACGGCGCCGGCCGCGGCATCTACCTGCACGGCATCGAAGACTCCACCTGCACCGGTAACGTCGTCGACTCCACCTTCAGCCACGGCATCTCCCTCTCTGCGGACACCACCTCCGGCAACGGGCCAGGCGGGGTCGGCGGTTGGCGCAACGTCAACGTGTCGGTTGCCGACAACGTCGTCCGCCGCGGCGGAGCGATGGGCGACAACACCCAACCCCGCTGGGGCATCCGGGTCACCGGCAACGACTACTGCACCGTTGCAGGTAACCACGTCGCAGACTCGGGCTCTATCGGGATTTACTGCACCGACCTTCTCGGCTGCCACATCGACCGGAACACGGTCACCGGAAGTGGATCGGTGATCACCAGCTACGGGATCGACCTCGACGGCGTGTCAACAACCAAAACCATTGTGGCCTGCACTGCAAACGGGAACTTGTGCTCAGGCAACTATGGCGGCGGTATCCGGGCACTCTACGTGAATTACACGGAAGTGTCGGACAACATGTGCTTCAACAACGGGGCCGCAGGGGCAGGGTCCGACGCAAACGGTTCCGGGATTCTGATCCGCACCGACGGAAGCGCGCTAGTAGCAAACAACCGCTGCGCCGACACCCGCGGCTCAGGGTCGAAAACTCAAACCCACGGCATCCACCTCGGCATCGGCGGAGACCTCACCCTGATCGGCAACGATCTGCTCAGCAATAACGGATCCGGTATCGACATCGCCACGTCCCCAACCATTCTAGTGAAGCGCGGCAACAAGGAATCGGGAACGACGCGCAACAACTACGACCAGGACTACTCCGGGACGCAACACAGGTCAGGTGGGGCCAGCCCCGAGGGTGTGGTCACTGCCCCTGTGGGGTCGACTTTTCACCGCACTGACGGCGGCTCCGCCACCTGTTTATACGTCAAGGAATCTGGCACCGGCAACACGGGATGGGTCGCCAAGTGAGGACACGTACATGAAGCGCGTCATACTCCCAACTAACTATTCCGTCCCCTCGCCACCGCAGACGGCAAGCACATACTTCTACACCGTTTCGCCGAACGGCTCGTCCACACTCAACAGCCTCGGTGTCGGAACGATGCGGGTCGCGCCGTGGCTAGTGCAGCGTCCGGTGTCGATCGCCCGCCTCGGCGCCGAGATCACCTCCGCCGGGGAAGCCGGGTCGAAGCTGCGGATCGTGCTCTACGCCGACAACGGCAGCGGCTATCCGGGCGCGCTCGTCGTCGACGCCGGACAGATCGCAGGGGACTCGGCGACCGTGCAGGAGCTGACAGTCAGCGCCGCACCGACGTTCGGCCTGTACTGGGTTGGTGGGATTGTCCAGTCAGTCACCACGACACAGCCGACGGTGCGGATCTGCTCCTCATGGACTCCGGCGGTCGCGGTCGGTGCGGGCACCACCCTCGGCACCATCACCGCGGGGGGTGCGGTCATCTGCCTGTCCACCACGGGCATCACCGCCGCTGCACCGTCCACGTTCCCCGCGGGCGCGGCGGGATCGGGGAACATGCCGCGGATTTTCGCCCGCACCGCCTAGGAAGGAACCACCGTGGCTGACTACACCATCGCCGCCAGCAAGACCGCTGCCCACGCGAAGACTCTCGTCGCCGACACTGAGGACACGGTCACGTTCACGGGCCGGTACGAGTCCAGGCCTACCCTCATCGTCCACCCGAGTAGCTCTGTCACATCGCCGGTATATGTGACGGCGGACGGTTCAGACCCGACCTCGACGAACGGCACCGCGAATGTGACGTGGCCGGGGATGGCGATCGAGTTGAGGGCGTCGTCTGCGGTGCCGACGGTGCTGCGGATCAAGTCGGCTGGCACTGCGACGTACTCGGTTGAGGTCGCCTAGCCCGCGAGCAGAGTGCCCGCTAGCTAGTCCTCGGGGTGAACACGAGTGCCTCAATGCGGGATAGGCCCGCCTCAGTGCCAGTCCATATGCGGCACCCGTACCGCTGGCCATCGCTGCATGTCCGCTCAGTCCAACCCGCAGGGCACGGCTCGCCCTCGCTCAGGGGCCGGACAACTAAGTCGCCGATCAGTGGTGGCCAGCGTCCCCAGCTAGTCATTCCGTAATCCTCGCACATCCTCCCGCCCTGGTTGGCGGGCCTTCCTCGACGCGCCCAGGTGGTGTCGTCGCGTCCCCTGGAGTTCCGTTGTCCTCTCCTGAGCCCGCCCCCGCCGTCGTGCCCGAGGGTGCCCCTGTGGCGCCTCCTGCGGCCCCGCCCGCACCTCCTGCGCCGGTTCCTGCCCCTCCGCCTGCTCCGGCGCCTCCTGCGCCCGTTGAGCCCGAGGGTGAGTCCCCGGATATCGCGAAGGTCCGCAAGGAAGCCGCGTCGTATCGGACGAAGCTGCGGGAGGCTGAGGCCAAGCAGGCACAGTTCGAGCAGCAGTTGGCCGAACTCACCGGCAAGGCCACCGAAGCCGACACTCTCAAGGAAACGCTCGCGGCGTTGCAGAAGGTGCTCAACCCGGAGGCTCCCACCGAGGACGCCCCCGACCCCGGGAAGCTCGCCGAGCAGTTGGCCGCTGCGCAGGCCGAACGCGACCGGGAACGCGCCGCCGCTGACGCCCGCATCCGCGAACTCACCGTCCGCACCGCGCTCCCCGCAGCGTTCAGCGCAGCGCAGGCGGACCCCACACTCACCGAGGCCGTCCTCATCGCGACGGGCGCCCTCGGGAAGCTCGACCCGACCGCACAAACCTTCGCCGCGGACCTGGAGTCCGCCGTCAAGGCCGCAGTCGACGCAAACCCCAAGCTCAAGACCGCCCCGGTGGCGGTCAGGAGCGGCGCCGAGATCCCTGGTGGATCGGGCGGAACGGATCAGCTCACCCTTGAGCAGGTTCGGGCTATGAAGCCGGCAGACATTGATGCGGCCCGCAAGGCGGGTCGGCTTCGCAGTCTCGGTTTCGCGTAACCCCTATCCGATTCTCCGCACCCAACCCCCGACGCAATCATGCGCGGGGGTTTCTGGTATGCGCTGAAAACCAGGAGTAAGCATGGCGCTCGACGCCTTCATTCCCGAAATCTGGAACGCGGCCATCCTGTCCGCCCTCCAGAAGGCCCTCATCTACGCCGGCCCCGGCGTCGTCAACCACGACTACGAGGGCGACGTCGCCGAGGCTGGCGACACCGTCCGGATCACGTCGATCGGCCGCCCCACGGTGGCGACGTACACCCCGGACTCGACGTCGATCACCCCCGAGTCGATCATCGCCGCGAACCGGACCCTGGTTATTGACCAGGCCAAGTACTGGGCTTTTAAGGTCGACGACATCAACAAGCGCCAGGCGTTGGGCGATGTCATGACCCGCGCCGCGCAGGAAGCCGCCTACGCGCTCGCCGACGTTCAGGACCAGTACGTTGCCGGCCTCTACACGCAGGCGCAGTCCGCGAACGTTGTTTCGTCGGTCACCGTTGACCTCACCTCCCCCAGCTCGTGGGACGCCGAGGCGGCGAAGGCCTACAACGAAATCCTCATCCCGCTCAAGGTGAAGCTGGACGAGGCCAACGTCCCCACCGTCGGCCGCTACGCCATTCTCCCGCCGTGGCTGCACGGTGTGATGCTGCGCGACTCGCGCTTTGTCAAGGTGAATGAGAGCGGCACCGAGCAGGGTCTCCGCAACGGCCAGGTTGGTCGCGCAGCCGGTTTCGACATCCTCATGTCGAACAACTGCCCCGTCCCGACCAGCAACAACTACATCGTTACGGCGGGCACCGACGCCGCCATCACGTTCGCGACGCAGCTCTCAAAGACCGAGGCCTACCGCCCCGAATCCGCGTTCTCAGACGCCCTCAAGGGGCTCTCGCTCTACGGCGCGAAGGTGATCCGTCCGGACTCGCTGGCCTACGCCACCGCGATCTCGTCCTGACCTAGGCTAGCCGGTCGAACTGATGTTCGGGTATGATCGACACTGGAACATCAGTTCGGCCCCGGCGGGCGTGTTTCTGAGGCGACGCCTGCCAGGGCCTCGACCTGTGAAGGCAGGCCGTAGTGCAGGATCTTAGCCCTGCCCGCGGGGTCATGGGCATCTACATGCTCACGTGCACCCCTACGGGGCAGATGTACATCGGATCGTCGGTTGACGTCGGCGAGCGGTTCTACGCTCACCGGGGAGAACTCCGGCGCGGTCGTCACAAGAACCGCCTGTTGCAGGCGGCGTGGAACGAGCACGGCGAGGATGCGCTCGACTTCCGGATCGTCGAGGTAGTCGACCACCTGGCGCGGCTGCGGGCCCGCGAGAACGCATGGCTCCGTGACGTGCAGCCGTTCGACCCTGTCGGGTTCAACAACCACCGCAACGCACGGGGGCGCGGGTTCCGGTTCACGCCCGAGCAGTGTGCCAACGTCTCGGCTGCGCTCAAGGGGAAGCCTAAGAGCGCCGCACATAGGGCTGCAATCGCGGCTCGGCCGGTGCACGACGCATGGCGGGAAAACGGTCGTCTCGTCGGTCTCGCCAGCAAGGGAGTGCCGAAGTCGGCCGAGCATCGTCGGAAGATCGGCGAGCCTCAGCGTGGTAGCGGCAATCACCGCGCCAGGCTGACGGAGGCGCAGGTCATCGAGATTAAGCGGCGTCTCGCCGCTGGTGGTGAAACCCTGTTCGCGATCGGCCGCGACTTCGGTGTCCACGAGGTCACGATTCACAACATCAAGTCAGGCCGTAGTTGGAGCCACGTCAAGCTCGACGGCTAGTCACACACTTTCCCGTACTCAGCGACCCCGGTACCGCCTCGGCGACCGGGGTCGCTGCATGTGCGCACCCACTTTAGGAGACCTACATGGCACGCACTGCCGTGGCTTACTCGGCGTTCACGCCGAACAGCTCGACCGCTGACCCGGCCGGCACCACGATCGACTCCACCCTCGTCACCAACGGTGTCAAGATCTCGAACGCGGTCCCGGAAGAGACCGTCATCCGCATCACGAACACCGCGGGCGCGACGAAGCTGATCACCATCAACGCCGGTGACTACCCGCCCGCCCTCGCGAGTGGGCAGGGTGCGATCACTGGCACCGTCGCCGCCACCACGGGTGTCCTCTGGTTCGGCCCGTTCGAGGGCGGCCGGGTCCTCCAGTCCGACGGGACGATGGAGGTCGACTTCGCGGCCAGCACCGCCGGGACCATCACGGTTTTCCGGGTGCCTCGCACCGCCTGATGTCCGACCTGTACGTCCGCGGGGAGGGCGGGTCCATCATCCCGATGGACCTGCCCCTCCCTGAGGACATTGCCCAGCGCTACGACTCCGGGGCTTTGGTTCGCGTCAATGCGGACGGTAGCCCGTGGGTGGATGCGCCCCCCGCGCCGGCTGTGCCGGTGAAGCCCAAGGCGCCGCGTAAGCCGCGGGCCGCTAGTCCCGAGGAGGACTAAATGGCGCGCACAGCATTGACCCCGCAGACGCCGACCCGCACGGGCACTACCGTGACGTTCGCGGCGGCGAACGCTGACGGTCACTATTTCGCGAATGACGGTCGGTCGTTCCTGCGGATCAAGAACACCGACGGCTCGTCGAAGACCGTCACGGTTGCTTTCGGTGGTGCGAAGGACGGCGTCAGCCTCGCCACTCTCGGCAAGACGATCACCGTCGGCGCCACCACTGGTGATGTGACCACGGCCGTGTGGCCTAAGGACGTGTACGACCAGGCCGACGGCACCGTGTATGTCGATTATTCGGCGACTACGGGTGTGACTATCGCTGTCGTGACCGTCTGATCTAAACCCTAACGCTCGAACAGCCCTGGGCCACTACTCCGGCGCGGGGCTGTTCGGCGTGCCCATTTCCTCTCCCCGGGAGACCTCTCCGTCATGAGCGAACAGATCTTCAACGCCGACCTCGTGGTTACCGCGACGGCTTACGCAACCCACCCGGACGGCGCCGTTGTGCCGCCGCCGCTTCCCGCCGAGTCGGCGGACCCCGAAAAGGAGTGACACATGACTGTCGGTCTCGCGGCGGCCACCGCCAACGGCTTTCTTGACAATTTTAGAAACAACTCGGTTGCGGCGCGCACGGTGTACTGCAAGCTGCACACCGGCGACCCTGGCGCTTCCGCCGCAGCGAACGCGAGCGCGGTTACGACCCGTAACGCGGTGGCCTGGAACGCGGCCTCTTCGGGGAGCATGACGCTGTCGTCACTGTCGTCGTACAGCATGACGACGTCGGAGACGATCACTCACATTTCGCTGTGGGACGCCTCCTCGGCTGGGAACTTCCTCCAGAGTGCGGCGCTGACCGCGTCGGTGCCGGTTATTAACGGGTCGACCCTCTCGTTCAGCAGCCTGACGCTGTCTTTCACGCCGCTCGCGGCGTAAGTAATCCCCCGCTGTTCACCCCTTTCTGTGCTAATCCCTAGGAAGGGGTGAACAGGTGTGGCGTACCCCGTAGTCGAAGCCCGGCTCACCGGCACGGTCGACGCCAACGACACAACCCACACAATCACCCTCCCCTCCGGTATCACCGCAGGCGAGGGCCTCCTGGTCGTCTACACCGCTGACGCCACAGGTGCCCGCACTATCAGCTCCCACACCGGCGGGTTCACTCTCCTCGGGAGCGCGGTCAGCACCAACGCTGTCCTCAGCGCGATCCTCTGGAAAACGGCTGCGGGTAGCGACACCATGACCGTCACCCTCAACGGGGGTGAACGTGCCACGTGGGTGTCCTACCGCATCTCGGGATGGACAGGCACACCGCAGCTCACGTCGGCGACCGGGGACTCCACAAACGCCGACCCGCCGTCGCTCACCCCCACGGGTGGGGCGGTCGACAGGCTGTGGGTTGCATCAGCGCACCTGGACACCTCCAACGGCTCCGTTATCCCGTCGGCTGGGCCGTCCGGGTGGTCGAACTTCACGGCCGTCAACAACGGCAACACCGCCGGCTGCGCCACGGGCACGGCGGAGCTGACCTCGAGTTCGGCCACCGTCAATCCGGGTGCGTTCACGTCGCCGGATGAGCAGTGGGCCGCCTGGACGGTCGCGATCGAAGGCGCATCGGCCGGCGCGAACGTCTCCCACGCCACGACAGCGGCAGTGTCTGCGACCGGTTTGCGGACGGGTATCGCCACGGTGTCGGCGGATGTCGCTGGCGTCGTCTCGGCGTCGGGGAACGTGTCGAGCCCCGCCACCCTCGCCGCTAGCACTACCGCAGCGGTCTCAGCCGATGCGCGGGTACCAGCACAGGCCGTCCCCTCCACGACTGCGGCGGCGTTGGCCACCGCGACGGCGGATCAGCCTGCCGCTGCCGCGCCTACGATCACGGCCACCGTCAGCACCTCAGCACGGGTACCGGCCGAAACTGTCGCCGCCTCGGTCGCGTCCGGGTTGGTGTCGGCTGCACGGATCGACCCGGCCGCCACCCTCGCCGCCACCCTCGCAGGTACGGAAGCCACAGCGGGTGTCCCCGCAGCCGTCTCCCACGCGACCACAGCCACGGCCTCAGCAGTGGCGGTGCGAAACGGGGCGGCTGACACCACCCACACCGTGACGTCCGCGGCGGTGGTCAGCGGGACCAAGACCGATCAGGCATCCGCTACCGGAACCGTCACAGCAGCAGCGGCGGTGACCGCGGCAACCGGCGTCGGGGCCGAGCACGCCACCACCAGCGCCACAGTGGTCGCCGCGACCGCTGGCCAGTCTGCTGCCGCCACCGGCTCCACCGTTGCGGCCGTGTCCGTGTCGGCGACCCGGATCGGGCTCGCCGACGCACCCGCAGACATCACCGCCTCCTGCACGGCCACGGTCACCCGGGCCGACATCGCCCCACCAGCCGCCGCCACCACCGTGGCGGGCGTGACAGCGACAGTGACCGCTGCGGCCCCCTCGGGCGCTACAGCGGCCACCCTAGCGGCCGTGACAGCGTCGGCGACCCGCATAGACTCGGCCGCCGTCACCCGCAGCACCACCGCGACGGCCCTCGTCGCCGTCAGC